CCTCTCCAAGATATGTCATCTCAGTAAAGCCAGCTTGAAGAGTTCCTATGATGGCTGCTGCTTTACAAGACTCTAGAAATTCTTCTTTGGTCTTTACCTTTGCGCAATTGATCGTGCTTAGGTTGCATGCTTGCCAACCGGTTTTTCCCGTTACTTCATCAACAGGATAAAGGCCAATTTCAACACAGGGATTTACGATAAGCTCTGTAGAATCTGACCAAACAAATCCCGGCTCCCCAAACTCTTTGACCGATTCCATCAATGCAGCAAATTGTTCAGGAGTGGTCTCATCACGAAGTAGGAGAGCAGAATTATTAGAACGGCCACGTTGAGGATTATCGTGAAACCAATTACCAGTTTTTGCGAGTTCCATCTCCTCATCTTCTGGCGAAAAGAGACAGATGGTGGCACTCCTACGTACACCGCCAGAAATAACAGAATCAGCAGCGTGCATAACAATATCATAGACATCTATAGGCCTTAGCTTTCTTTCTGAGAACTCTGCGCTTTTTAGAGCCTTGTCTAAGACCTTTTTAATATTTCCCAAAGCTTTCTTTAGCGGCTCCGGTCCGGGTGCTTTCCCGGAGCTTGAGCTTAAATATGATCCGGCTGGTCTTATTTCAGAGTAATCAAAAGTTACATTTTTCCCTTCGTATTTTGGAAACAGGTCACAGTCTTCAAAATAGCTAGTCACTAGGACGCCTACGGCGTCAGACCATCCTTCTATTGTGTCTGGGATGGTAAATTTTTTAGTACCTTCTTTTTGTTGGATCAGTCTGGGAAGCTTCCCTACATGATGTCTCTGGACGGAGAATCCAGTACCACATCCGCACAGGAGAAGATACATACACTCCTGAAAGAATCTTGGTCTGTCAATATATGATGCTATACAGTTATAGATTCTTGCATTATGTTTTAATATTGGCAATCCGCCAAATTGGAGAGCGCGCTGAGATCCCAGCACTCTCTTTTTATGCATCATGTCATAAGCCCAATCAACATCTCCGTTAATTTCAGGATATTGATGATGCATCATCTCCTTAACTCTGTCAACCGATTCTTTCCAAGTTTCCCTTCTCTTTTTTTCAGGTATCCATCTGGCATATTTAGATGCAAAAGTGTAGCTTTCCAGTTCCTTTATTGACATCGTTGTCTAAATCTTTCTTTTGTTTTTTATCTTTTTTTTATTTCTCGATTTCTTATACGTCTTTTTTTCATACCACGCTGACATATCGCTTCCTGTATCAAAGAATTTTTCTCGCCCGTTAGCTAGAGTGATAGAGAATTTTTTTCTATCTGGAGTCTTGTTGTCTGTCATCTCTTCTTCTCTTTTGAAGCATGTCCGGCTTCAATCATCATTTCGGAAACATCATAGTCATCTATGAAGACCCTCCCGACAACTCTACCAAAAGTAAAGAGATCTTTGAGTTCACCCTCATCGTCAGCAGGAATATGCAGGGTTACATCTTTATCCATAGCCCTAGTTATCAGGAAAGACCGCGCCGCAAGCCCTTTTTGTTTTTCTACTATATCCTTTGTTCTGGTTTCTGGGGACCAGCAATCTTGCAGTCTAACTCTCACTCGGCGCTCTATTACAACGTCTATCGTATCTCCATCCACTACGTTGACCACCTTGGCTTTAGTGGTGAAGCCCTCTGGTGGTTTAATCATTTACTTTCTTTCTCTTTGTTTGGTATTATATGGTAGAGATGGTCAAGGTTTGGATTTATATAGTTAATCTTTAGTCCGTTCTCGTTCAAATGTTTGTAAACAATCTCATCATCTTCAGAGTAGCTGTGGGCTTTTTGCCGTTTTGGTATATACCATTCTCTAACGTCGTTTTGCCACATTAATTTTGCGCACCTATGGCACGGGACGTGTGTTATATAAGCCGTTTTTTTGAAAGAGGGCTTTATAATCATGTTACATATAGCATTTTCTTCTGCGTGAACAATAAAAGGATACTTTAGGGGTCTTGTTGTTGGTAGATCAGTAATATCTACGCCAGAGCAAAAGCCGTTGTATCCAATACTAATAATCCTATTGTCAACGCCTACTATAACACAACCAACCTTAGTTTGAGCATCATTACTTCTAGTAGAAGCGTAGTAAGCTAGTCCAATAAAGTAGTCATGCCACGGGGGACGATTTGTCATAATTTTTATTCTTCCTGTCCCTTCGTTGTCTCTTCAACTTTTTCTTGTCCCGCTTACTCTTGTTTCTAACTGTCTTACCCATCTCCAAAAGCCTTCATAAAATTATTGCACGTTATATTTTTGAGCTTTCTCCTATTAACATGACGAGAAAGTATACATAAGTCGTATTCAGATTCTAAGTCTTTTAATTCTATAAGAAAATCATGCCCCCCTCTAAAGCCAAGACATCTTATCGAGTCTTTCATAGAGGAATCATTATTATAACAAATTTCCACAACACGATCAAGACCGGAATAGACCATCCCGGTTTTGTCGTGGTATTCTTTCAGTATACACATGGATTCAAGAACCCCTCCCTGCTTTTTTTGAGGGATCATGTGTTTGACTATCCTGCTGATAGGATTGTACCAGCTACCTAGTCTTTCTTCTATAGTACTCATCTACTTTCCTAAGACCAGAGGCGTAATTAGGTACATCAGAAGAAAAGGTTACTCCTCTTTTCTTTTGGCTATACACCTTGATAGTACCATTTTCTAATATATAAATACAATCCGCATCATGAATAGTAATCTGTTTAATATTCTCTCTTCTCTGTGTTAACTGGTGATATCCATGCAGATGTCCTTGGAAATTCAGGTTGTTACCATAGTATATGGGCTGTGCCTGAATAGTCCACCCATAGGGAGTCCACACCCAAACCATTGGGGTTGGATAAATAAACTGGTTTAAATATAGATGTGAAGATAGATTAAGTCTATTGGTATCAATAGTCTCTTCAATATTTCTTACAAAAATCTGTACATCGGCAGCCTGTGATTCCCCCATTGAAATAAAAGGAGTTGATGCCGCAATAATCGTGATAGTTTTGAGAAAGTTTCTTCTATCCATTTTTTCACCTTAAGCTTGTCTGATACTGTCGCCTACGATCCAAGCACCGCCAAGAAGAACTAGGTGATTGACTTGTTCGGAACTCAGGTTAAATCCAAGGCCGTCGAATACTACGAATACTAGTCCTCCAAGAGCGACCCAGAATCTTCGTGATTTAATAACGCCGGTAAAATGGTTCATGGTGTTTTTCTCCTAGTAAAGTTGCTTACGAATTTAGTTTTAGCGTCGTTGTTAATGCAGTCAGGACACATTGGAACTTGCTCAACATGCATTTTAAGATGGTGTTGGGTTCTCAAAACATGCTTCAAAATAACAGTGTCCCTAAAAATCGCCTGTCTGTTAATTTGTTCTAGCCCGGCAAGCAAGGGGGCGGGATTGTAACCGGTGGTAGACACCGGTTTTTCAGCCTTTGTTTCTTTTTTGTTAGATTTAAAATAATATACTGCAAGACCGACATTGGTCATGGTGCAGGTCAAAAAGAGAATTAAAAGTTTAGTTGATATTTTCATTGTCTTCTCTTACTAGCGGAAGAACTGGAAACTTCACCGTGTCTCTGGTGGCCTTAGTTCCCTTGCTTGTAGAGGCCTTCTCCCCTTCTACCGAAAGGGATGTGATCTCTTGCAGAGTGGGGACTTTAACGCCTGTGTCAATAGCCCACAGAACGTTATATTTCTTGGCGTAGTCCCTCATGCGTCTTACGGGAACAATAAGGTTAAAAGTTTCCCCAGCACCACGGACAAGCATGCCCATATACTGACCAGACTTTTCGCCAGACCTCTCACTTAAGAATACTCCTCCACCACTAGACCCCGGAAAAGCCGTCACTGTGGTTTGATCGAAGACTACACCGTCTCCAGTTCCCAAGTCAAGAACTCTACCAACTTGAGAACAAATTCCTCTCGTCATAGAGTTCGAGCCAGTTTGGCCTAGTAATGAGCCAACATGGTATAACTCTGTACCAATAGCGACAGGCTTGTCTTCACCCTGATAGAACGTAACTGACTTGTCAACAAAACCCTTCTTTCTAATCATTAGAAGAGCCAAGTCTTCGCCGTTCTCAGAATCGCTATACTTAATGACCTTGGCTTCCATTTTAATTTCGCCAACGCGACGGCCATTCTCAACTAACTCCTGAACAATCTGAGCATCTCTAAACTCTACAACTTTAGATGGTCGCCCGTCCTTAATTGTATTTCTTACAGATCGAAGACCGTCCACAACATGCGCTGCTGTCCAAACAAAGTTAACCTTCTGTTTGACGTTTGGAGAGGTTTCAACTTCCCGTGTTACAATAACACCAGAACCCTCACCTCCCCCTGTTTTTACAGTAACAGACACGTCTTGCAGATGTTGGTATAGCTTGTTGTCCTGAGCGTTGACTACAGAGACCATAGAAAACATGGTCAGTGTCAGAACGCAAAAAATCCTTTTCATAACTTTCCTTCCTCGTAATCTTTAAAGTAAATACTTAGTTAACTATTTCGCCACCGCCCTGCATCCGTCTTTCTAGCTCACGCTGTGGTGAGTTGGGATCGTTTTCGGCAACGCCGGGAGCAACAGGTATATTCGGAGTGGCAATAGGACGAAGTTCATCTTCTGTAAATTCACTTCCAAGAGCGGGATGCTTTATCCATTCTATGGTTGGGATGTGACTCACATTGTAGTTTTCAAAGTGGGTCTTTGTCAAGAAGAACGGGTTCTCTTCATCAAAAATATTTTCACAATCTGAGAGCGGAACTTGAAATAGTTCAGCAGACATGAGGCGATATGCTTCACGGTAAAGCTTCTTCATTTCGCTAGCAGTGGCTTCGGACCAATCATTTGCCCAAGTGTTTTCACTCAGTTGAGCAATATTGCTAAGAGCCTGAAGACCAAGCTCAATCCACCTTCTGCAATAGTCATTCTTAACATCGAAATATCTAATTGGATAAATCTTGAAAGCTCTACGCTCGTGCGTAATATGCTGAGCTTCTAGTCTCTCAACATTGTCTCTTTTAGTGTTGGTGTCAATTAATCCGCATAGGCGAACAAACATGTTGTGATGCTGTTTTACCGCACCCAGTGTCGGAGGACCGGGAACGAAACAATCGGTACGAACTGAAAAGGCTTGAAGATGCTCGCCAATCTTTTCAAATAGTCTAGCCATTGCTAGGTTTTGGGTTTCCTTGTTGTCGCCAACATTAGGAATTGCCCATTTAACTCCCAGATACATGTAGGGAATAATTGCGTCGTGAACTGGAATTACTAAGTGGTCTGACATTATTTATGTCTCCTTATTCTATGTTATATTTCTCTTTAAGTCTGTGTCTGAGTAATATGTCCATCTGAGTCATGGTCATGGTTTGATCGTCTTGATACTCATTTATCAAATCTCCAAAAATTGTCATAATCTGTTCCGCAGTAGCCTTCTTCCTTGTGCTAAAAGGAACGTTAGGGAATTGTGGCGGTAATCCGTGTGCCGCCACCGGTTGGGGGTAGTAATAATTAGAGGATACTGGCGGCGGAAACCCATAGGGCAGAAGTCCGGGGTTCAATCCACCGCCCTGCTTAGATAGATCATCTATCTCATGGGTAGTTCTCGGGTTTGGCAAATTCTCTGGAGACATTATATATTCATTTTCGTGCTTATGTTTATGAATATGCTCATGTCGATGAACACGCTCCTCTGGAGCATCATCCGAGTTTGGAAGAGGTGAAGGCTCAATATTATCATACCCTTCTTCTCTATCTAAATCTTCATTATCTTCATCCTTTTTCTTTTTTCTTCGTCTTCTGTTGAGTAACAACGGAACTCCGTATTTTAACGCCAACATTCCCAAGCTCATACCACCAAGAGTAAAGCTTACATTTTCAACAGTGTTGCCATTACCGCCAGTTGGCCCATCAAGATAATGCATTCCTCCTTCTTTCAATTCATCTATAACCCTATCTTTATCACTCGCAAAGCTCAAAAGTTCATCAATTCTAGACTTAAGAGTTAGCTTCTGGCCCTCAACAGCGCCAAGCATGTCTTTTAGTCCGTCGATTTCATTATTGGCTCCCGAAAGATTCCCATTAATTCCAGACAACTCTGCCTTGAGACTCTCGGAAAGACCCTCTAAATTAGTCAGCTTTTCTTGAAGCTCGGTAATCTTGTCGAGGTACTCCTGTCGCTCCTTCCCAAAGTCCACAGGAGGGTCTACGGGAGGATCTACGGGGCCACCGAGATCTGGTCTACCGGGCCAGCCATCAAAACCACCGCCGTTGTCTGGCGGATTTGGGTTGGAGGGGGGTAATTGAGGAGGTTGGTTTGGAGGCCTGTTATCCCAAGGACACCAAGGAAACAACCCGCTTCCTTCGTATAACTCACCAACTTTGATGCCACCATAATATTTTGCCGTATCTTCGATGCTCCCATCGGAGAGCTTCAGTTCAGGGCAAAACATAAACTCACCCCTGACGGTCTTTCTAAGGCCACCTTCATAGGGAATAACCACATGGTCTTTAATTTTATGACCACAATGCGGACAAACCTTACTTAATCTTTCTTCTGCGGACTTGGTGTTTTTCACCTCTTCTTTTTCTTCGTACACCAAATTGTAAGAAGTTTCAATAGGATACCCCTGACCATTACCCTCAATGATATCGTAAATTTGCTTTAAAGATAAGCCAGCGCCGTAGTCATTTGGGCCATCATCTGTCCAAGCCCCGTCTCCAACTCTCCAAGCTAGTAAGATGCCCAGTCTAGTGTGAATCTCTCCCCTGTCATCTTTAACAAGAAT